GAACCTGTCGAGTACCAAGCCACCGCCGCGGACATGTGGCTATGGGAGGACCTGTCGCAAAAGTCCATCGGGACCGGCGCCGAGTACGGGCTAAGGCTCACCCTGGCATACATCGGTGTCACCGGAAAGGAACCAAAGAACCTCGCCGAAGTCCGCACATGGGCCCGTGAGAACAAAGTCCAAGTGGACGTGGGCAAAAACGTGGACCCTACCGAGCCGGATCATTCCGGCGATTAGTGGTCCGACTGGCTATCGCTCTCAACCGGCCAGTGCACGAAGTCTTGACGTACGATCCGCAATTGTTTACGACGCTAGTCGAGGAGGTGTTTACGGATGGCAAGTCAAAAGAAAGTTGACATGAACGTACCCGGCCTACGTCAGCTACTCCGAGACATGAACAAACTCGACAAAGAGGCTAAAAGCGAACTCCGCAAGTCCTCACTATCTATCGCCAAGCGTTATATGGTCCCCGCGTGGAGCATGGCGGCCCTTGAGGCGGGCCCTTGGGGCGAAAAAATCCTACGCACGATCAAAGCTAAGTCCGACCGGATACCCGTAGTCATAATTGGATCTAACCGCGTAGCGTTTAAGCGTGGCGCGTCAGTCAACCAAATTAAGACGGCGTCATCATTCGGCGTATCAAAGCGTGGCCGCAATAACCCCAAAGCCGCGGGAGCCGTGGCGGCGTTCGGCACCGGTACCGGGTGGATGAAAGGCGTCGGCGCATCCTATAAAGAACCGGCAATGCGTGAATGGGGATTAGCGGCCGACAAAGTTGTCGCGAATTGGCAGACTAGGCGGGTGACTTACTAATGGCAATAGCAGGCCAAGGCGGCCGTACCCTAATGGTTTACCTAGCCGCAGACACCGCAAACTTTAAACGCAACATGAACAGCGCGGAGGCGTCGGTTACCGGGTTCGGTGGGCACGTCGACAACATCGGCGGAAAAATGGCCAACGTCCTAGGGCCAGCGCTGCTAGGTGTCGGTATCGCGGCCGGGGCGATGGCCGCCAAATTCGCCGTAGACGGCGTGCAAGCGTTCGTAGCCGACGAAGCCGCCGCCGCAAAACTCGCCACAACCCTAGGCAACCTTGGATTAGAGCAAGCCACTACACAGGTCGAGTCATTTATTGACTCCCAACAAAGACTCACAGGTGTCGCGGATGACGAGCTGCGGCCCGCGTTTGATCGCCTTATCAGGTCCACGCAAGATGTCGGGACCGCCACCAACGCCCTTAAACTTGCGCAAGACATAGCCGCAGGCACTGGCAAAAGCCTTGAAAGTGTAGCCGCGGCCCTCGGAAAAGCGTTCGACGGAAATACAGTTGGGCTAGGTAAGTTAGGTGTCGGGCTAGATGCGGCCACGCTACGCACTGGCAACATGAAAGAGATCACGCAAGCCCTAGCCGACACGTTTGGTGGGCAGGCAGAGACGGCCGCGGGCACATACCAAGGGCAACTAAACCGGCTAACCGTCGCATTTGGCGAACTACAGGAATCGTTCGGCCGGGGATTCATCACGTCACTTGGTAACTCGACCGCAAAAACTGACGAACTTATGCAAGCGATGAAAGACCTAGAACCAGTTCTCCAAAGCATTGGCAGCGAGCTAGCTAGGGATCTAGTGGCGCTAGTGGACTTTGGGCGCGGTTTCCAAAATTTCCTTAGACCATTAAACGAATTTGAGAACGGATCCACCCGCGTATTTAACGAGCTTCAAAGACAACTGGCTCAAAACCTGTTCGACGTACAAGCCCTCAAAGACGCCTATAGCGGACTAGCCGGAGTCGCCAACGGGGTGGGTGGGGCCGCGGCCGTAGGTGGCGGTGGTGGAGCTGGTAGCGGCGGATCATTCGGCGGCACGGCATCCATGGCCGGAGTCCGGGAAAATGACCCAAGTGTCATTCGCGCCAACCTAGCGGCCCAGTGGGCAGACGTCCTCGATAAACTTAACCCAAAACTAGAAGAGAACCGGGCCGCGTCGAGCGGATCCGCGAAGGCTACGACGTCGATACGGGACGCGATGAAAGCGGCGTCAGATACTGTCACTACGGCTTTCCAACCGGCCCTAGACGTCGCACAGGCCGCCCTAGACGGTGTCAAGGCCGCGTCCTACGCCTACGCGGAAAGCCTAAAGGGTGCCATAACCGGGACGATTAGCTTGGCGTCGGCTTGGGCCGCGGCAGAGTCGAAAGCACAACCGGGCGAAGCGTTCGCGGCGGACGCCCTGACAGCGTTCCAAAAGCAGATCGGGGACGCCACCGGCTTTGCTAAAGCCATAGGAAATCTAGCCGCGCAACCTGGTGTATCCCAAGCACTTATAGATCAACTGGTGGCCGTCGGTCAGGCTCAAGGCCCGATCGCTGGCACCGTTCTTGCTAACGAAATGATTAGTTCCGGTCTCGTTCCCGAACTTGCCACGCAATTGCAGAGCCTAGATATATTTGCGGGCGCTACAGGCGAGGCCGTGTCGGCTAAGTTTTACGACCAAGGCGTCATATCCGCCACTCAGGTGCTGCAAGGTATCTCCGACGAGATCGTGGCGCAGCAAAAAGCCCTCAAGAAACTGGGCCAAAACATTGGCGAACCTATCGGGAACGAGATTACGAAAGAGATCTCCGACGCGATTGACCGCGGAATAGCCAGGGCGAAGAAGGCCGCAGCGGACGCGGAGGCCGCAGCATTTACCCGGCAGACAGCCGCTAGGGCCACACAGACCGCAATCGGCCAAGGCATTACCGCAATCATTCAGCAGACTGATCAGAGGACCGGGTCATTACCGGCGGCGGCGCTCCGATGACAGCCCCGACAATCACGTCCGTCACGATCAACGGCGTCGACCTCGACCTAGACGACGTGATATTGGACGTCATTATCACTCACGGCCGGGGGGCGATCACCGACGCAGCGAGCCCGTCCACGTTGGATATGCGGATCTTTGCCACTGGTCAGATCACGGTCCCGTATACGCTAGGCCAGTCGGTCAACGTAAAAGCCGACACCGTGGACAGGTTCACCGGCGCAATCACTGACATGGCAATAAGTCACGCGACAACCATTGACGGCAATCCCCCAATGACCATAATCGACGTTACCGCGGTCGGATTATTGGCAAACCTCTCTCGATTCTACTACGACACCACCCGACCTGAAGAGGATCTACAGGCGCGGGTCGACGCAATCTTGACCGCCACCGGGCTCACCTATTCGGCGCAGGCAGACCCCGGCTACCTACTGCTCGAGGTGCTAGCGGCCGACGCGGTCCTCGAGGACGCTCGCACGCAGCTTGATGTCCTGAACGATTGGACCGGCGGCACCTTGTACGACAAACCCGACGGGACCGTCGTATTCGAGTCCTACACTCGGCGCGGGTATAACTATGCGACGGCGACGTGGGATGACATGCCTCTCGATTGGGACAACACGACCGGAGATTGGGCTAGCCAGGAGGCCGCGGGCTCAGCGGCACCGACCGCGGTTACCTTGCCGGTTACGGCGGTGGTGTGGGAGCCTAGGTGGCAGGCCACCGCATCAACCATTGTCAACGACGTGACGGTGTCCTATGGCGCCCTTGACCCCCAAGACTTATTCAACCAGGTTGACGCGGCTAGCGTCGCGGCGTTTGGATCTAGGGCTATCACAATAAACACTGGGCTAGTCGATGTCGACGACGCGGGGAACCGGGCCAGCCTGGTACTTACGGCGCAGGCTACGGAGCGTTGGACCCTTGGTGGGGTCGAGATCCTTATGGAGACTTTGACGGTCCCACAACTCGCGGAAGTTATGAACCTAACCTCCGGCGACCGGGTCATTGTGACGAACTTGCCGACGCCGGGACCGATTGGTCAATTCTTAGGAGTCCTCGAGGGGTGGACCGAGACCTACACAATCGACGGCTATCGGCTTACCCTCGCACTTTCCGATCCGCGCTACTCGTATGCCATGCTCGAATGGGACGAAGCGGGCGCCGCGGACTGGCAGAACGTACCAATAACGACCACATGGTCCGACGTAATCCTACAATCAGATCTAGTCTAAGAAAGGTAGAAACATGGCAACGACGACATACGGCACGCCATACGTGGCAGGTACTGACCTAGTCGCGAACTGGCCCGCCGCATCTCTAACGGTCGCTAACTCGATCGACGCCGCGGGATATTACGTGGGCCGCGGTATCAACGCTCAGGTCGCGTCGTATACCACGGTCCTCACGGATGCCGGTAAAACTGTCACCATGACGGCGGCCGGAGCAAACACAGTAACGATCCCGGCTAACTCGTCAGTGGCTTACGTAGTCGGGACGCGCATAAACATCCTGAACCTAGGGGCGGGTGCTTGCACACCGACCGCGGGGGCCGGTGTCACCATCTCGGGGACTATCACGGCCCTAGCAACTAACAGTTCCGCGGCCGTCATTAAGACCGCGACTAATACTTGGTCCTATGTTCCTTTTGGTAGTGGCACACCGACCCTGACCTCGGGCGATGTGTCTAGCACTACGGGGTCACCAACGATCACCACTAGCGGGATATACACGATATACAAGTTCACGGGTTCAGGGACCATAGTCTTAGGCAAAGCCGGATTGTGCGATGTGATGACCCTAGCCGGTGGTGGTGGTGGTGGGCAATTTGTCAACCGAAGCGGTGGCGGTGGCGGCGGTGGCGGTTACAACATAATAACCGACGCCTATTTACCAAGCGGAACCAACACGGTAACAATAGGAGCCGGGGGCGCTGGCGCTGTTAATGGTTCAGTATCAGGAAACGGTACAAGCGGAATTGCATCAAGATTAGGATTCTATTACTCAATCGGTGGCGGGTTTGGTGGCTCTGTAGCCATTTATGACGCGGCCGTGGGAGGATCTGGCGGCGGCGGAACTGGCGGCGGTACTGGCGAAACGGGAACGGGCTCAGCCGGAGTCTCCGCGCAAGGGTTTGCAGGCGGCGCGGGTTTCACGTCAGCAACATTAGGCGCTCGCGCCGGTGGCGGTGGTGGCGGATCAAGTGCTGTCGGTGCGGCTGGCGCATCAAGTGCGGGAGGTGCAGGCGGCGCAGGCACCGCTAATAGCCTGACAGGTTCAAGCGTTACATATGGTGGCGGCGGTGGCGGTGGTGGTGGCACGGGTACCGGTGGCACAGGCGGCGCGGGCGGTGGTGGTGCTGGCGGTTCAGCGGGTGCTGGCACAGCCGGGACTATTAGCACGGGTGGCGGCGGGGGCGGGCAAGGTTACTCGGCGGCTAATGGTGGATCAGGCGGTTCGGGATTAACTATTGTTAGGGTGGTGACCTGATGGCACATTACGCGCTAGTAGAAAATGGCATTGTTAGGAACGTCATCGCGGTCGCTAACGCGGCAATAGATGACCTACCGTTCCCAGAATCGGAGCCGGTCGGTGTCGCTTTCATTGCGACCCTGCCGGACCTCGCGGCGCAAGCAGGCGTGTGGTGGGAGTGCTCCTATAACAGCAATTTCCGGGGATGCTACCCGGGATTGGGGTTCGGGTTTGACGGGGTTAATTTTATCCCACCGGCACAGCCAGAACCGGAACCTACGGCCGACGATTACACGACCCAGCCCGAGCCAGTGATCGAGGCCCCATAATGGCTAAACTTGTAAAGGGCGGGGTCACACTCCGCGAACAGGTAAATAAAAGATTCCCAAAAAGGGATAAAGCGTCGGACGGGTGGATAGGTGACGCTGCACATCAATCACGCGAATCGGACCACAACCCCGACGCCAACGGATGGGTACACGCCATCGACATCGACAAGGACCTAGGGGCGAAAGGTGACGCAAAGAAACTAGCCGACCAAATTGTCGACTACGCCGCGAGCAAGAAAAAAGGCGGCAAGCGCGTTAAATATGTAGTGTTCCAAGATCAGATAGCGTCAGCCACTTATCCGGAAACTAAATGGCAGTGGCGCGGCAGCGGCTACGGCCATTACGACCACATTCACGTCTCGTTCACCGCAGCTGCGGAAGAGGACGGGTCGGATTGGCCGCTACCTATCTTTACGGTGGCAACGTGACCGAAACCCTCGGGATGCTCACGGCGTCATTCGGCCTACTCATCGCCATACTCGGTCTAGTGGCATGGGTCGCCAGGGCGCAAGGGAAAGCGAACAAGCCTAACGGCGGCAGGTCGCTCTACGACATCGTATTAAGGATCGAGAAGCGCATAGACAGGTTAGAAAAACAGTCCGACGAACACTTACAGCACCACTTAGAGGGGAAATGATGCTAGATAAACTGCACCCCGAGGTTCGGCATATTGTCCTGATCCTTATCGTGGTGGCGCTCACCTGGCTAGCCGCATCTATCCCAGCCCTAAACCTTGACCCGCTATGGGCGCCCCTACTCGGTGGGGCAGTCACGGCCCTACTTGCCTATTTCACCCCCTTGACTCGGCAATATGGTGTAGGTTCGGCGAGTCGCAACCGATAACCCCGAGGTTCCCGATATGTTGACACCGTAACTACGAGCACGGGAGGACATAAATGGAGTTTGTTACCACTACCGAGGCGGGCCGGATGCTTGGCGTCGGACCTGACACGATAAAGAAATATTATGAGGTTGGGATTATTGACGGCCACAAATTACCGGGCCGGGGGGATCTCCGCATCGAGGTCGCATCGGTCGAAAGGGTCAAGGGCACGCGTGTAACGGTGCCTACCGCTGCGAACTCTGAGGCCAGTTGATGGCCGCCGCCGTGATGATTGCGGCGCTACTCGCACCGATGGCCATGCCAGTTAGTCCACCACCCGTATCAGTGTCGGTAAAAGATCCAGACCAAACTGGCGTTAGGGCATCGGCCTACACGGGAAAGTTCTACCGCGCTAGCCAGGAGAACTACAGAAAATGCGTTGCCGGTCGAGAGGGACGTCACCAATACTGGACGACTGGAAATTGGAATTTTTACGAGGGCACCTACCAAATGACCGACGCCCTATTTACTGGTGCGGCGTGGATGATCGGAAAGGAACTAAAAGCCACATACAAGAATTGGGATGTCGTCCGCGCACAGCTCCTCGATACACCTGGTCATAAGTGGGGGCGCTTCTGGCAGGACATGGCGTTCTATACGGTGTTAAATTGGCGGGGTGAGGGCGTCGGCGCGTCACATTGGGCCGGCGGGAGATACGGGTGCACACTATGACCGTCGACCCGTCCCTAGTGTTTCTCGCGTGCCTATTCGGTGGGGCCGTGGTGCTCTCCTATTTGTTGGGGATCGAGGTCGGTAAAGATGGGCGACATCGTTAGATGTCGCGGGTGCGGGTGTTGGGTTTATGTCGCAAAAATGACACAGGGAGAGATGGATGCAAATATACGAGAGACGCTACTCACGGCCGACGGCGTCGAAGGACCCGACGGTCGCGATCACGAAATGGTCCTATGCGTCAGATGTCGACATCCTAGTGGCAAGCGAAGCGCTAACTACTCTAATTAAAGTTAGCCCAGAGTTGGCAACCAAGATGGGTTGGGCGTTACTTGAGGCCGCAGTTGCTAAGCCGGTGCCGGATGATGCGGCATGACCGGGACACTATTCGAGGTCGAGCACAAATGCGCGGGCCCTTGGTGTCGCTATTGCGAGAGCACTACCGGACCTAAGGCGGCCGACGCCGCTATTGAGTCGACGGTTACTGACCCGGAGTGGACTATGCGGGCAGTTGATTGGCTCAACCAGTTAGGGCCCTATGTGATCATTACCGCCGACGAGCTAGTGCGCGACATCGGCCTACCGGTTGGCTCAGGTAACCAGGTGGGCGCATTGTTCCGTAAATGGCACAAGGCACAAGTAATCTGGCCGGTTGGTATGACGACATCAGGCCGGGCAAGTAACCACGGGAGAATCATTAGAGAATGGAAAACATTGTGAGCCGCGAGGATTACATTGAAGTATCGGAACGTATCCAAAAGTTTTACGAGCGCTACCCTGACGGATCATTACAGGGATCGTGGGAGTGGCTAGACGACTCGCATAACGTGATCGTGTACAGGGCCGAAGCGTATCGAACACCAGACGATGTGCGCCCTGGTATCGGGTTCGCGTCCGAACCGTATCCAGGCACCTCCAATTTCACCCGTGGCAGCGAGATAATGTGCGGGGAGACTTCAGCGTGGGGTAGGGCGATCGCTAGCCTAGGTATAGCCGTACATCGAGGTATTGCGTCAGCGCAAGAGGTGAGAGCTGCACAACGTGGGACCGATGTCCCGAAGGTTACGCGGGTGGCGACGACGGAGGACGACAACGGATGGTACGGCCCACCGGTCGAGCAGACACCACACGTTGACCAGGGGCCGAGTGCGGCCCAGATGACCTACGCGAGGAAAGAACCGGCAACCGATAAACAACTGAAACTAATCATTATGAAACTCAAGGGCATGGGGATCATCAACCCTGACGCGATCCTCCAATACGTTAATGCGGTATTGGCGGAGAACAATCTTGACCAGGTGGCAGGGTCTAGCGCAATGACGAAGTACGATGCTAGCAAGGTGATCGACGCGCTCATGGCTAACCCAGCCGCAGGATAGGCGACACAATGAGCCCAACGGTGCCCGACCGGATGGAGCGACGACAACCAGGGGGCCGACTTATCCTCGGCTAAACACCCGTCGCAGGGGGCTAGCCCTATGTCACCAATGGGCGGTGTGATGCGGAGAAGATGCAGCGCGAAAGCGTGAGGACAATGATGGGAAAGAACTAACCACTAACAAACAGAGTGAGCAAGGCCGAAGGCCGCGAACCATCAAAGCAAAAGGGAGAGAGACATGGGAACAAAGTTTGAAACTCATTGTGGAAAGCAAGGATGTATCTGCGACCACCAAGTTAGTTGCTACAAAGGATGGCGCGACACCGACGGACCAACCGCACCATGCCAAACCTGCCGACCCGACACACACAGGCGATGGGTCGACACCCTCGACGCACGCTCCAAAGGCCTACCACTCCCAGTGATCGCCAAAATCTGGAGCGGTATCTATGCCTGATAAGCGCAGATCAACCCCCGCCTATGCCAGGTGGCGCAAACAAGTCTTAGCACAATGCGAACCCGTGTGCATACGTTGTGGATATCCCGTGGATATGACACTACCCAGCACACACCCCGACGGACCAACAGCAGACCACGAACCCCCATTAGCCGAGACCGAAGAGGCCACCCCCGACATGACAGGCGCAGGCATTGCCCACCTCTCATGCAACAGGAGCCACGGAGGGAGGCTAGGAAGTTCACGCATGAAAAGGAACGCACCAAATAAAAAAGTAGCGCAGCGTGGCCCAAATCCTGTTTTTAGGGCAGCCCTTCAAGCCCCCCTCGCGCCCCTGCCAGTATTACCCCCAAGTAGGCAGAACCAAACAGAACCGAACTTGGTTCAACCAAAATTAGATCAGGGTGGTCATGTTCGGCCCCGATTGGAAACGGCGCGGAGGGGGGATAGTGAGGGGTCGCATGGTCCGGCCGCTGCAGTGTGGTTGCGTGATGTTTATGGGATGACGCTTAGGCCGTGGCAGGCGTACGCGTTGGATCGTGCCCTTGAGTACGACAAGGATGGCCTCATTTGGGCGAGCGTGATTATTACGGTCGGTCGGCAGTCAGGCAAGAGCTGGTTATCGCGTGCGGTTTGCATGTGGCGCCTACACAATGCGGACCTTTTTGGTGAGGAACAAACCATTATCCATGTGGCTAATAAGCGTGAGACTGCTATGGAAGTTATCAGGCCGGCGATGCAATGGGCCGTAGAAAAGTACGGACAGAAAGCAGCCAGGTGGGGCAACACTATGGCGGGAATTAATATCCCGTCGGGTCGGTGGATTATTCACGCGGCGAACGAGTCGGCCGGCGTTGGGTATTCGGCTGGGATGGTGTTCGCCGATGAGGCTTGGAAGATCGAGCGCAGGGTCATTGAGGACTCGTTAGCGCCGACTATGGCCGAACGTAACCAACCCCAATTGTGGCTAGTGTCAACGGCCGGCGACTCCTCAAGCGAACTAATGCTTAGCGCAAGGGCCCGGGCGATAGATAACTTAAACACACCGACGTCGGAGCTGCTGCTGGAATGGTCGGCGCCACCGGACGCGGACCCCGACCTAGTATCGACCTGGCAATGGGGCTCGCCTGACTGGTCAGAAAAGCGCGAAAAGTTTCTGCGTCAACAGTGGGAACGAATCGACCCCGGCGCGTTCAAGAGGGAATACCTTAACCAATGGATCGTCAAAGATAACCACTGGATGGGCTCCGGCGTATGGGATACCTGCCACGACCCAGAACTGGTGCTCGACGTAAACCAACATTGGGCCGTCGCGTGCGAGTCAGACTTCGACGGAACCTCTCACGCGGTCGCCATTGCATGGGTAACAGGTGAAAACCTTATCGCCGTAAAGGTCACCACACACCGAACCATTAAGGATGTCGACGAACGCCTAGCCGAAATACGGGCAATGAATCCCGACATTCATGTGCAGATAACGCCCTCATATATTGACCGGCTCACCTCACACTCTGACGGGATCGTCGGGCAGCGGGAGGCACAGATCGCAACCCAGGTTATGTTGGACGCATGGAATCGCTGCACTATTCGCCACGACGGCGACCCAGCGCTACTCGATCAGTTCACGCGCTCGACTATCTCGAAGCGGAGCGGGGGGTGGGTACTTTCAAGCGCCGCTCAATCCGGCGGTGTCTACGCGGCGCGAAGTGTGATGTTCGCCCTAGCACAAATCACTAAGCAACCTAAGCCGCGCCCGATGATCTACTCAAGGTCGGCAACACGCCGATAACCACGACATCCAACGGGACTAGGTTTCATGTGCTAAGCGGGAGACAATTCGGGCGTGGCTCTACTCTCCCGTGGACTCCGCATTGTCGGAGCATCCCAAGCGATTAACAGCGATGTTCAGGCAGCGTCGAAAATGGTCGCGGATGCTCCGACTGTCCGGGAGGCTAACGCCCTCCTGGCATCTATTACAGCGTCAGGCCCGTATCGGTCCGTAATCTCCAGCGCATACCAGGTGCCGGCCTACGTCAAAGCCCTTAAGACTTACTCACACACAATCGCCACATTTCCGCTCCGCGAATATGTCGGCATAGACCAGGTAGTGGCCCGCTCATTCCTCAACCAGCCCAGCACGATTGGCACCTACTGGTCACAAATGACTAGGCTCGTCGAGGACCTGTTGCAATACGACACGGCGTATTGGTATGTCACGTCAAGGACGTGGGATGGGTTCCCGGCGTCGATTGAGCGGATGCCCTTCACCGAGGTCAGTTTGCAGAACCCTAACCCGTTCGCCGACATCCAATTTCAGGTGCCCGTAGGGACTGTTTGGTGGAATGGGCTAATGATTCCGGGGTCCGAGGTGATCAGGTTTGACGGCGACGGGCTCGGCGGTTGGTTAGTGACCGGCGCCGCAGCTATAAACACCGCAGCTGCACTCGAGGCCGCTACGCAGCAAATGGCCGAATATCCGCTACCTCAAATAGTATTGAAGAATAACGGCGCAGACCTACCCGCTACCGCGGTAGATGCTTTGCTCGATGCGTGGGAGACCGCACGCCAAAGCCGAACGACCGCGTACGTGAACTCGACAATTACCACGGACGCTATGGGATGGAACGCGGCCGACCTACAGCTCGTGGCGGCCCGCGAAGAATCCGCCCTAATGATGGCCAGACTATGCAACCTTGACCCAGTATGGGTCGGCGCTGGTGTCCCGTCCGGCTCGCTCAACTATTCAAACCGCGTCGACCTTTACCGCCAACTACTCGACCTTTCATTGTCACCGATCATGGCCGCAATCGCGCAACGCCTAAGCATGAACGATGTCACTCCACGCGGTAGGGAAGTAAAGTTTGATACAACCACATTCTTGCGCTCTAACCCTGCCGAAATAAGCGCACTAGCAAACATTCTCATACCGCTAGGCGTGCTAACTCCTAACGAAGTCCGCGGCCTACTCGACCTACCAGACCTTGAGGTGACGATATGAACAAGACAGAGACACCATTCGATCTTGTAGTCGACTATCGGGAGGACCAAGCCGACGGCGTTATTGCCACAATGTACGGCCGGGCCGTTCCCTACGACACTCCGACGACAATCTCAGGTGTCGAAGAATCCTTCGCCCCTGGCGCATTTGACCCCGCGGCCGTGATTGGCAAGCCGCTAGCGTGGCGGCATGACGCCCCCGTCGGTGTCATAACCGACGCATCAAACGAAGCCGACGGGCTCTACATTACGGCCAACATTCTCGACACCGTGCAGGGCCGCGACGCCGCGACACTAGCTAAAGCGGGCGCGGTCAAAGGATTGAGCGTCGGGTTTGCTCCGCTGAAAAGTTTACGGAATAAGACAGGCTCAACAATAAGGCATCTCAGCGCTCAGCTATTTGAGACGTCACTAACCCACATGCCCGCCTATTCCAGTGCGGGTATTTCATCAATAAGAGAAGAGACAATAATGGATCCAGAAGAGACCACCGAAGAGGCCGTAGTGGTCTCAGAGGATAAGGAAGCACGCGAAGCGATCGCGCAGGTTCGCGAAAGTGTCGCAAAGATTGAGGCCCGCGCATACACCGCCGAGCCAGTCCACCCGCTCGCGCAGTACCGCAATTTTGGCGAATACTCCAAAGCAGTACTCAACGGCGAAACCGAAAGCCGCGCACTATTCGACCAGGTCACCGGCGACTCCCCCGGAGTATTGCCCCCGAATTGGATGCTCCAAGTCATGGGCATCATCGACCTCGGACGCCGCGTAATTAACGGAGTCGGCGGCCCACAATCCGCAGGGACCGCAGGCATGGACATCAACTGGCCATATTTCGACGGGTCATTGACCGATATTGTAGAAGCACAGGCGAACCAAAAGGACGAAGTCAACTCAGTACAAATCAGTATTGAAAAGGGCACCGCAACACTCGACACCTACGCGGCAGGCTCGGACATCTCCTACCAGCTCCTGCAACGGTCAAGCCCGTCATACCTTGACGCACACAACCGGATCATGGCCGCGTCATATGCCACCGTCACGGACCGTAAGTTCACGGCCGATCTGTGGGCCGACGGAACCGGTATTCAGGACTACGACTTCGCGGCCGACACAACGGGCGCCGGATTCCGCGAGGCAGTATTTGCGGCATCAGTTAGCGTCGAGGACGCGACAGGGACACCCGCCACCGCGGTGTTTGTCTCAACAGCAGTGTTCACCGCTATCGGCGGCTGGTCAACATTCCAGCCAGAGCCCTACACCGTCCAAAACGTGTCGGGTGTCGCAACCGCGTCCACCCTGCGGGTCAACGTGTCCGGGCTACCAGTTATTCGCGCCGTATACCTCGACACCAACGCGGCCTACAACGCCATCGTTACTAACGGCGCCGCCGCCCGCTGGGTCGAGGACGGCCCACGCCTAGCAAGTGCCGAGAACGTCGGACAGCTTGGACGGGATATCGCAATCTACGGGTACGGCGTCACCGCGCCATTCTTGCCCGCAGGCATTGTCAGAATGACAAACGTCTAAACCGGGTTAGGTTAGGGGATTACAGTGGCATTAG